CACGGTAACTGTTCGTGTTACAGTAACTGACACAGCCGGTACTCCGATTCAAAACGCACGCGTTTTGGTGGAAGCGGCTGCGGGAGGCGACCTCGCTGTCGGTACAGATATTCTATCTGGAACCACCAACGCATCTGGTGTCATCGAGAACACCGCGTTTGCCTTTACTAACCCCCAACCCATCACAGGCCGCGCACGACAGGGAACGACGCCGCCGTACTATAAGACGGGAAACATCGCCGGAACAATTGGATCGGCAGGATTTGAAACCACCGTACAGCTTGTACTGGACCAATGATATGCAGATAGAAGAACTCCCCGACAACGCGAAGCCGTCACAGGTCATCCCGAGACCGTCCGCCGACGACATTCACACGAGAAATATCCGCGCGATAGCCGAAGTGGTTAGACAATTGCGCGATGATGTGACACAATTGCTCAGACAGAAGTCTGCCGACATGCAGCGCATCGCTGCCTTGGAGGCGGAAGTACAGAAGTTGAAGGTGCAGGTCATCATGGCGCAGCACCAAGGGAGCGGCGCTACGGCGTCGTAAAGCGCAGTGGCGATAACCATCGATTGGGGGAACAAGATCATCAACGTTCCGCGACTCGACCTGCAATTGGTGCAGTCGAGCCCGACCGAAGTGCGCCAACTCGACATCAACGCCTTCCGACAAACCCTGAACGACTTGCAAGACGACCAGCTTGGTATGGTCTACGATACCACGCACCAACACGTTCAACCGATTTCGGTTGGAGGCGTGACGCTGGCGCGAATCGTGGAAATCATCAACGGGTACACTGTTACGTTCGAGGATGGACAGTACGCTGTCAACCTCGTCGGCGCAAACTCGAACATCGCAGACGTCACCAACGTGAACCAAGTATCGATTCGTTCGGCAAACTCTGCGGGTCTGACGTTCTCGGAGCAGATCAACCAACAGTCGTTCAACGGATACATCTGGATCGACACCATCAGCGGGTTGCCGGGAGTCCAATTCCCTCGCGGGACGCCTACCGATCCTGTAAGCAATTGGCCGGATGCCGACACAATCGCAGACGGTCTTGGACTGGAAAACTTCAAACTCCGCCACCAGCTTGTGATGCCGGTGAACGGGAACGTGAGCACCTACACCATCGAAGGCCTGAACACGGTAGATTCTCAAATCCTGTTCCAAGGCGGACAGACGGATAACTTGGACCTGCTCAACCTGTCTTTCGCGGGAGACTTGGGCACCGGTTACATGATCGCCAAGGAGTGCATCGTCGGCACGATAACGAATTTCGAAGGCGGCATGTTCAATTGTGTCATGAACGGCGATGTGACGCTTTCCGCCGTGCCCGCCGGTACCAATGATATCTCTTTCATGAACTGCGTATCCGGCTTCCCCGGAGACGTGCGCTTTACACTGGACTGCAACGGCACCACCGCAGACATTCAGTTCCGCAACTATTCTGGTGGGATAGGCATAGCGAACTTCACCAGTGGAAACTTCATGTCCATTGACGCGTCTCAAGCGAAGGTCGTTATCGACGCAACTTGCACCGCAGGCCAGATTCTCGTGCGCGGCGTCGCGGAGGTAATCGATAACTCTGGCCCCGGATGCACGGTCATTCTTGATGGCACCGTCACAAACCTCGCCGCAGCGGGCTCCATCACCGACGCTGACAAGGACGATATCGCCGCACGCATCATCCCGCAAATCTGGGCTGCGGCACCGTAAGGCGACCGTTGCCTAGTGACATTTTAGGCGCACTGTGATACATTCCCTGAGAATAACAAAGTCGGGGAAAATCCATGGCGTACGTCACAGTATACTCGCCCAAGGGTGAAAAATTCGAGGTTGCATCGCGCGACCGCGCCGATAAGCTCATTCTCGAAGAAGGCTGGACGCAGAACCCGCCCGTCGAGGAAAAGCCGAAGAAAACCCTTCGCCGCAAGAAGAAAGAAGCAGAGGAAGAGACCTTCGACAACTTTGCCGGGTTCGCCCCCGCAGAGTCGGAAGACGAAGAGCCGAAGGACGACAACTCTTAATCTGTGGAGGTTGCGGTGAGCAACGAACTTGACCAAGCGGCGGGTGGCGGTTTGGGCCTAGCCTTTATTCTGAGCGAAATCCGTGACCTTCGAAAGGGCATGGAAACGCGCGACGAAAGTCTGCGCGGCTCGATAGATTCTGTTCGCGATAGCGTGAATATTCTTTCTGCGAAGGTTGATCGTTCGCAGGGTGATGTCGATTCCATGGGAAAAGACGTCGAAGCAATCCGCGAACAGATGGGCGCTATACGCGTAGACGTCGATGAAATCATGAGCGCTCGCAACACCGAAAAGATCGTGAAGGAATCGGCGTGGGCGGGTCCGATCAAGGTTGCACGCAATCTCGCCCTGATTGGTGGTGCCATCGCAGGTGTCGTGGCCATAATCAACTTCTGGCCCGTGATCGCGCCGTGGCTCGTGGCCACGACGCTTCCGACCCCGTAATCCCATTGCACTTTTCAACCGCCCGCATAACACGGCTCACGCGGCTGTGATCCGTATTGGTGTGTCGTAAGCGGGCACAGCGGAGACTACACTATGGTCCAAGAGGCTTCCGTAACCAAGGAAGATGAAATAAGCGTAAAGGCGACCCGACGTCAGCAACGCAAGGCAGCAAAAGCCGAACGCACTGCACGTCGCCACCCGAAGCCGATTGAACCCCGCAACTACAATCAGGCCCTCTATGTTGACAGCTTGACACAGAATGAACTGACGTTCGCGACAGGACCGGCAGGCGTCGGCAAGACCTACGTCCCCTCCCGCGTCTACGGCGAAATGCTGGCGCGCGGCGAGATTTCCAAGCTCTACGTCGCCCGCCCGAACGTAGCCAAGAAGAAGCACCAGATGGGCTTCCTACCGGGCTCCGCAGAAGAGAAGACCGCACCGTGGCTTGTGCCAATCCTTGAAGGCGTGAAGGATTCGATGGCCCCGGCGGATTACAACCGCTTCCGCCAAGAAAAGCGCATCGAAGAGGTTCCGTACGAATTCATCCAAGGACGCACGTTCAAGGACGCAGCGTGCATCGTTGACGAAGCCGAGAACCTCGATCTGGATGACCTCTACATCACACTGACGCGTCAGGGGGAAGGCCTGTTCATGGTCCTCTGCGGAGACGTCAACCAGTCACGCATTCCCAACAGCGGCTTCGAGTACGTGGTGGGTATGGCAAAAATGCCACACATGAAGAGCGTGGGCGTTGTCGAGTTCACGGAAGACGATGTCGTCCGCAGCCGTCAGGCGGCTCAATGGGTCAAGGCTTTCAACCGCTCTCGCTTGTCTGATGTGACAAATTGTGATAAGGATGAGGGCGAAGATTCACTCACGCATTTGCCCGCGTTCCTTACAAAAGGCTGACAAATGGCTGTACTTGTCGTGGAGGATGGCACTGGTCTTGCCAATGCCAACTCCTATATCACTGCCGTCGAGGCACTGGCTATTCTGGACGTCAAGCCCACGCAGCTTGCGGCCTTTTCTGCGCTGTCCGCACAGGATCAGGACAACTACCTGATTTGGGCGTCCGGCTGGCTCGACGATTACATGGATTGGAAGGGCGACAAGACCGTCGCCACCAGCGGATTGCGCTGGCCCCGTTGCGGCGTCTATGACTGCGACGGGCTTTTGATTGACGAGAACACGATCCCGGACCAGTTGAAGCAGGCGACTGCGGAACTCGCTGTATGGCTGATCAACAATGATGCTGCCGGTACCGGCGGCGAAGCTTCCAACCTTCCAGAAGGCATCAAGCGCGTCAAGGCTGATGTTGTGGAAGTGGAGTTCTTCGAAGACGGTTCCGCTGACTCCAAGTCGGGCTCCGATCTTCTTCCAGTCAATACCCGCTTCCTGTTGCGCTGCCTCGGGAAGCCAATCGTGGGGCGCGTTCGTTACGTTAACGCGGTGCGCTAATGGGATTTAAGAGCCTACTCGAAGGTCAGGTCCAAGGCGTCATGGATATCCTTGGACAGGTGGACGGCCTAGCGCCGGAAATCACCTATGTCGAGACGGGCACCCGCACGTACGACACAGCGACGCGCACCTATTCGTCCACTGACATCAACCACCCGAACGTACCAGCCGTGCTGGCAAAGTTCAAGGTTGATGAAATGGATGACGAGGTTGTGTCCGAGACCGACTTCAAGTGTATCATCGCGGCGCTCGATTTGCCTGTTGCGCCAAAGTCACAAGACCAAGTAGTGGTGCCCGCAGGGCTTTCCACCACTGGAACATACAACGTTGAGCGCCTGATGGGCGTGCCGGGGGACAGCTTGTACATCTTGCACGTCCGCAAGGTGTAACATGTCCAACTCTGTCGTAGCCAACATGCGCCAGTTCGAACGTGGGCTGGACCAAAGCTACAATCGCTTCGAAAAGAAGATGCAGGGACGTATGCGCATGCTCGTAACCGAAGGCATGCGCCGTCTGATCCGCCGTACGCCGGTACAAACGGGGCAAGCGGTGCGCAGCTACGTGGCCACGGCTGGAAGCCCGTATGGCGGTGGGGCCGCAGCACGCCCTGACCCGGTAGAGGCCACGAACAAACTACCGCTTGGGGCGGAAAGCCTGCGAGGCGGTGCCGAAGCCGCCGCCTTGGCGACACTGGCAACGGTAGACTACAGCGACCCGTTTCAGGTCTTCTGGATCACCAACAGCGCCCCGCACATCGGCGGACTTGAACGCGGTGAACTACCGGAAGAGCCCTACACACCCCGCTCTCCGCAAGGCATGTTTGGCGTGACCCTGCAAGAGCTTATCACCCTTCTGGACGCAGGAATGGCATGACACCACTATTCTGTTCATACGTCGAAGAGCTATGGCGTCTCGGGATGACGACGGACTACCCGGCGATTCCGATCTACTTCGACAACACAGACGCACCAAGCGGCGACAACACGCAGTACGCCGTGATACATATCGTTGCATCCGAAGACACCATGCCGATCAATCTCGGCATCACGGCGAAGTCACGTAACGTGGGTTTGATCCAAGTCGATAGCTTCGCTCCCGTGGACCTTGGACCCGGTGCAGCACAAACGATTGCGGTATATTCAGGCAAGCTTTTCAAGCGCCGTGTTGACGCAGTCGCAAACGAAGGGCAGGTCACGTTCAAGGACTATTCGACCATGTCCACAGGCCAAGTTGGCGGAAAGTTCCGATATGTGATGAGAATCCCATACCGATATGATTTCGAAGAATAAGGGTTGACACGGATCGCTGCACCATTTACTGTGGCCCGTTTGCCTCAGACAGCTTGACTTTTACCTGCTTTTTGGGTAGGGTGCGAACACATGGGCGTCGCACGCCCAGAATCTCATGAGATAACCACGGGGCAGGCGGTGCCGCCCTATAGCAGAATTAGGGAGACCGTCCTTTGGCTTTTGCTGACGCAAACCGCGCACAGATTCGCTACATCGAAGAATCGACCTTCGGTGTAACCCCGGCCTCCGGGTCGTCCCGCGAAGTGCGCCTCACATCTTCTTCGCTCACCGCGAACAAGGAAACCGTCGTTTCCGACGAACTCCGCGCAGACCGTATGGTCTCGGACATCGTTGAAGTGTCGGCGTCCTCGGGCGGTGAAATCAACTTCGAATGGTCCTCGGGTCCGCAGGATGAATTCCTCGCGGCATTCCTGCTTTCGCAGTGGGAACGTCCGATGACGATGGACTTCTGGGAAGGGATCATCCTTTCGATCACCGGTACCAGCACCATCGTCGTGAACGGCCTTGACATCACCCCCTACCTCACGGACGGGCGTATCATCAAGCTCGA